ACCAACGGCGACATCGACAAGGCCGACGCATTCGCGCGCGCAGGACACACCATCATCGGCAACGTACAGGGCACGCGACGGTTCTTCGGAGCGGTCCTCACGGCGCCCTCTGTCAAGCGGCGGGGGAACCGGTCATGAGCTTCGCAGACACCCTCTCCTTGGTATTCATCCTCTTCGCGATCGTGCTCGCGGTCTGCGCGATCATCGCGCTCCTCCCACTCGACGCAGAGCGCGACGCCGAGGCAGAGCGACAGACGCTCACCGTGCACATGCGCGAAGACGAGTGGGAGGAGACCGGCAATGACCGTTGACACCGAACGGCTGGCGGCTCTTCACGCTGAGGGCAGGTCTGCGCGCGAGATAGCCGAGGCGCTTGAATGCGCGCCGCGCACGGTCAGCCGCTGGCGCTCACGCACAGGCCACAACATCCGATCCGCAGCGGTCACCTATCCGCCCTCGACGCACGAGCGGGCACGCCGCCTGATCGAGGACGGATGCTCCCTGGAGGAGGTGGCGCGCACCGTGGGAACCACGGGCAAGACCATCGCCCGCTGGTTCCCCGACGCACGACGAATGACCCCCACCGAGCGAGGCGAGTGGGCACGGTTCTGCAAACTCAACCGGCACGTCCTCTCGCTGCCCACCGTTCAACCGAACAGGAGCCAGGCATGAGCTACTCGCGATTCAGCAACGCCGATGTCTACGTCTATCCGCACGTGGACGGATACGTCGAGTGCTGCGGATGCTGGCTGGGTGACAAATGGGACTTCCACTCGCCCGAAGAAATTGTCAGCCACCTGCGCGAGCACCTCGAGGCGGGCCACGACGTGCCGGATTACCTGTTGGCCCCGGGGCTCTATCCGGCAAGCGACTTCGTGGGCATGTGCCGGACGTTCATGTGCCGGGAGGAGACCGGTCACGACGGCCCGCACACCCCACACCGCCCGATCAACGATGCACCCTTCCGCTGCGCCTGTGGGCTCGGAGCCGCTGACCCCATCCACGCGGATGGGAGCACGACGTGATCTGCCCTGGGTGCGGCGTCGATGTGTCGCGCCGTTTTCCGTGCCCGATCTGTAGTGACGGCCTCGCGTGCTGTCCGTGCGTGCACGCATCCGAGCCCGCGGCGATTGGTCCCCGAGCCTATGACGCACACGTATCGACCGGACGGGGACTGCCGTCGTGAGCCTCATCGTGAACGCCTTCGATGAGTGGCGAGAATGCAGGGCTGAGTACGACGCAGTGCTCTACGCGCAGTATGAGCGCGCCGCTGAGGCCTGCAACGACGCGCTCGTGAATGCTCGGGGCCGTGCTCGGGGGGTTGACCCCATCAGCCTGTTCATGGGGCCTGCTGTCCGGGCCTACGCGTATGCATCCGAGGAGCTGATCGAGTTCTGGCGGTCTCATCCGCGCGTGACATACGCGATGTTCGAGGCTCAGTGGGCCGACTACCGCAGGGCTGAGGAGTTCGCGCAATGAGCGTCAACCCGAGGTTGACGCGCGCGAAGCGGCGACAAGAGCGTGAGACAGGCGAGTTCCTGGACATGCTCCGCCGCATGGTCCGGGCGGCCGGTCGCCGCGTTGCCGAGGCCGATGAGGTCGAACTCGGACAGCTCATCGCGATCCGCTCGGACCTCGACGCGGCCATCGACACGGCTGTGCAGGGCATGCGGGCACGTGGTCTCTCGTGGGCTTATATCGCCTCAGCGACAGGTACCACGAAGCAGGCGGCGTTCAAGCGGTGGGGGCGGACCACGTGAGCCTCGAAGCCTACATCTGGGCCGCAAACCTTCCCCTGAGTAAGTGCAACGGCACGCCCTTCCGCGTGCTCCTCCAGCTCGCCGACCGCGCCGACAAGCTCGGCTACGGCGCATACCCCTCGGTGTCCACAATCGCCGACACGCTGGAGTGCTCAGAGCGCACCGTACAGCGCGCCCTTCGCGATCTCTCGCGGCTGGAGCTGATCCGCGAGGGCGATCAGCGATACGTCGAACACATGGACCCTCGATACCGGCCGACCGTCTACGACGTGCTCACCACGGCCCTCCGCGTCACCGAATCCAGGGGTGACAACCATGTCACCGCTAGCCAATCCAGGGGTGACAAATCAGGGCGGGTAGGGGTGACAACTGCTGTCGCACATAGAACCGTCCAAGAACCTACTTACCAAGACTCTCCTAGGCATCTCACCTTGGTAACCGCGCGAGAAAGCGAAGAGCAATGAGCGAAGGACCGATCAAGGTGTGGCGAGAGGCATGGAAGCCTCAGAGGGTCAGCACGCCGGACAACGTGCGCGTGTGCCTCAGCAACGCACACGCCGCACGAGCTGTCTGCGGGAGGCGCTCCAGCGCACGCACTGCCTCGGTGTCACTCGTGACATGCACGGACTGCAAGGCTGCGCTCCGCGCCGATGAGGCGAGCAAGCGATGACTGGCGACAAGCTCACCGTCTCCGAGGTCGCTCGCATCGCTGGCGTGACACCCGCAACGGTGCGGCGCTGGTCGGACGCAGGAGACCTGCCCTCCACTCGCACGCTCGGTGGCGCCCGTCGCTTCGAGCGCACCGTGGTCGAGCAGAGACTGCGAGACGCATCCCGATGAGCGTCCAGTCCAGCCGTGGCCCCGCATGGGAAGCAACACGCAAACGCATCCTCGACCGTGACGGGTGGCTGTGCGTCTACTGCGGCAAGGACCTGACCCTCGAAGCACGCGACGCAACGGCAGACCACATCATCCCCAAGGACTCAGGTGGAACAGACGAAGACACCAACCTCGTGGCCTGCTGTCGCCTATGCAACGGACGCAAGAGCAACAAGGTGATGATCCGCATGCCGTGGTTCAACCCCGCGTGGCTGGACTCACTCGCATGACCCGCAACAACGAAGGAAAGAGACCATGGCAAAGCGCATCCCTACGAGCCGAGCAACCCGCGTGCGCTGGTCCGCTCACCCCCACCGACCACGGCCCGACGCTGTGCTCATCAGCCAGCGCATCCTCACCCCGCGCCAGGCAGAGGAGCTGCGTGCAGCGTGGATCGAAGCGCGCAAGACACAGCCCATCCGCGCCGTCATCGAGAACAACCACGGTGTACCCCCGCGTCATCGAGGTTGATGACTCGTGGTGGCGTAGATGGAGGCCACGATTCAGGCCCGGTTTTTCTGGCTGAGGGCCACGACACCCCTCTGGCCAGTGTTCATTTTTACGATCAAGTCGCCAAATATTCGGGAGGTTTGCGCTGATGAGCGCTGAAAAATCGGCAACCACCACCGCCGACGACGAGTCGCCCCGGATCTCGGCGCGCGACATGACGTGGGTGCAGACCGTGGAGGCTTTCGAGGCTGAGGCGGTGTGGCTGACGGCGACGGACGTGCCACAGCTCAAGGCGCTGTACGCGATCGCGGAGCAGCTCGACAAGGGCGACCTCCAGGCGGCGAAGATCTCGCAGTTCACGCTCGTGCAGCGCACCCTCGCTTCTCGCAAGCCCGACGACGGTAAGGGTGCTCCGCAGTCCGAGGCGGAGCAGGTACTCGCGATGTTCGAGAACAACCCGGGGGTGTGGAAGGCATGAGTGACATAGTGCAGCCGTTCGACGACATCCCGCCGTGGCCTCCGGTGCGCTGGACGCCGCCCCTGACGGAGGACTTCCCCTCGGCGTTCGACGGGTACCGCGATCTGCTGCGCGTCGTCTGGCTGGCGGCGTTCGGGTACGTGCTGGAGGTGTGGCAGGAGACCACGCTCCGCCACATCTTCGAGCTGTACCCCGAGGGCCACAGGCGTGCCGGCAAGCTGCGGTGGCGGCGCGTGGTGATCTCGCTCGCGCGGCAGAACGGGAAGACGGAGATCGCCGCGGCGGTAGGGCTCATCATGCTCCTGATGAAGAACGCGCCGATGATCGTCGGCATCGCGACGAATACCGATCAGGCGCAGCTCATCTACAAGCGCACGATGGCCGCGATCAAGGGCACGCCGCGCCTGGCCGCGAAATTCCGGGCGCTGACGGAGACGCGTGGTATCCGGTCGTTGTCGGGTGGCGAGTATCAGCTCAAGCCTGCCAAGTCGGCATCGCTCCAGGGCATACCGGTGGATCTCGCTCTCGTCGACGAGCTGCACCTCGTGCTGCGCGCGCTGTGGACGGACCTCGTGAAGGGTCTCGGCGGTCGCCCGAACTGCCTCGTCGTCGGTATCACCACGGCGGGCGACGAGAACAGCGAGTTGCTGCTGTCGTTGTACGAGCAGGGCGAGGAGGCCATCGCGAAGGGCGCCGAGGCCCGCATGTGCTTTCTGCTGTGGGAGGCCCCGGAATCACGCATCCCCGAGGATGACGAGACCTACGGTCGCTTCCTGGCGTACGCGAACCCCTCGATCGCATCGGGTCGCCGTGACCTGGACATCGAGATCGAGGAGGCCCGCGCGACACCCGAGCCTGACCAGCTCCGCTACTCCTTCAACCGGTTTGTGAAGGCGACGGCCACGTTCATCCCTGCCGCCGAGTGGGCACGTGGCAACGACGGCACGGCGTGGCCGGCAGGCGCGCGCCCGACGTTCACGATCACCCGCACTCCGGACTGGAAGTGGGCCAGCATCAGCGCGTTTACGCTCCTCCCGGACGGGTCGGTCTACTGCGATCCGGTCGCGTCGGTGCCGATCGACGATGCCTCGGCGGTGCGCACGCTCGCCGACATCGCGCAGAAGCTCATGCGCCACAACCCGGTGACGTTCGGCATGCAGTGGGAGACGCTCGGCGACCTCGGCAAGGAACTGAAGAACCGCGGCATCCCCGTGCGCATGATCCGCTCGGCCGACATGCGCAACGGCTCGTCGCTGTTCTTCACTAAGGTGATGGGCCGCAAGGTGAAGCACCCCGGCTACGGGCTGCTGTCGTACCAGATCCCGCGCGCGGTGCGGAAGAACCTCCCGGACGGTGGTTTCCGGATCTCGGTGTCCGACTCGAAGTCCGACGTTGACGCGGTGCTCGGGCACATCGAAGGCGTGTACATGGTGGACACGCAGATCGAGCCGACGATGCAGATCTTCTAGACCTCTCGTTCCTACGCAAAGTTGTACATTCTGCGCGTTTCTTGCCTAACACTCTCCGTGCATTGCACGACATCATGCATTCGTGGGAATCAGGGAGTGGTGGACAGGCGTCGAGCACACGCGTGCGGACGAGCCTGGGCCGTCTGACCCGTCGACCGCGCTCACGATCCCCTCCCGTGACATCGCCGCTCGTGCGGTCACGTCGCGCGACGCTCTCGGCCTCGCCGCCGTGTACCGGGCGGTCGAGATCCGGGCTATCGCCGCCAAGCAGATCAGCATCGATGCGGTGCTCGTGCGTACTGGCCTCCCGCCCGAAGAGACGCCCCGCCTCCTGCGCAAGCCGGACCCCGAGTGCTCTCGGTCGCAGTTCATCGAGAAGACCGTTGTCTCGATGAACCTGACGGGCAACGCCTACTGGCGCTGCGTCTACGCCGACCGTGAGAAGCGCGAGCTGTCTTCGCTCTGGGTGATGAACCCCAACGACGTAACGATTCAGGTCTCCCCGCTCGGCCGCGTGACCGGTTACCTCTACCGGGGCAAGGAACTCGACACTCGCGACGTGAAGCACCTTTCGCGGATGCGCGTGGCCGGTTCTCCCTACGGCCTTGGTCCGATCCAGGCGGCACAGGTCGAACTGCGCGGCAGCATCGACACCGCCGAGTACGGCGCCGACTTCCTGCACTCGGGCGACGTGCCGACCGGCATCCTCAAGTCGGACCAGATGCTGACCAAGGACACCGCTGACGCTGCGCGAACGCAGTGGACGGAATCGCGGGGCGGTCGCGGTGGCGTTGCCGTACTAGGCCAGGGCCTCGACTATCGGCAGACGTTCCTCTCCCCGAAGGATGCCCAGTTCATCGAGTCGCAGAACTGGAATGTCACCACGGCGGCACGCCTGTTCGGCGTCCCCGGCTCACTGATGATGGTTGCTCTCGACAGCCGAGGTTCCAGCCAGACCTACCAGAACGTCGAACAGGACTGGCTCGGATTCGTCCGCTTCGGCCTCGCCAACGACCTCATCGAGATCGAGGACGCATTTACTGACCTCCTCCCCGGAACTCAGCGCGCGAAGGCGAACTACGAGGCCCTGCTGCGTGCTGACACGAAGTCCCGCTACGAGGCGCATGTCCTGTCGCTCGCATGGCGGCCGGCCAACGAGATCCGCAAGCACGAGGGGCTTGGCCCGATCCCTGGGGGCGACGTGCTCCGCGGCGCGGCGCCTGCACCCGTCCCGAACACGCACGAGCAGGAGCAGGCCGCATGAGCACCGCAACCGAGACGTTCGATCCGTCCGTCGACCAGACTCGCACCTTCCATGCACGCGCCGAGGTCTCTGCGCCGGAGCGCCGGGAGATCAGCGGAGTCGGGGTCCCGCTGGAGGACCGCATCCAGGTCTACCCCGGCCTGTATGAGGAGTTCGCGCAGGATTGCGACTTCGAGGACATCGACCGCGCGAAACTGCGCATCGACCACGGCACGCTGGCGGGCGTCCTCGCGTCGCACTCGCGCGCGACGGGGAAGCTCAACGTCACGCTGCGGGCCTCGAAGGTGGCGGCGGGAGACGACGCGCTCGTGCTCGCCCACGACGGTGCACTCGATTCGTTCTCGATCGGATTCCGCTCCAAGGACTTCGACCAGATCGACAACGAGGACGGATCGATCACCATCCGTCACACACGCGTCCAGGTGCGCGAGTTCAGCCTCACGGCAACCCCGTACTACCCCAACGCCCTCGTCACCGAGGTCCGTCACAACGACGCTCACGAAAGGAGCACCCCTATGTCCACTGCCACGGACACCACGGCGACGCAGGCCACCGAGCAGCGCGCCGACAGTGGGATCGATGAGGTTCGATCGCAGCTCGACTCGATCATCGAGGAGCAGCGCGCCTTCCGCTCGATCATCAGCCAGTACAGCGAAGCGCCGGCCATCGTGCGCGACCGGCGCTCGCCCGCCCAGTTCCTCATCGACCTGTGCGCAGGCGACGAGGCCACCACGCGCGCCGCGAACGAGTACCTGTCGCACCTGTACGACCCGGAGTACCACGTCCGTGCGTACACAGGCGGCACGTCGGCCGACGCGCCCATGCAGGACCAGTGGGTCGGCGACCTCACACGGATCTTCGACAGCTCGTCCGGACTGCTGAACGACCTGTTCAGCGTCGGCACGCTCCCCGCGAAGGGCAACGTGATCGAATACGGCGAGCTGGCAACGAACACCACGCAGGTCACCGAGCAGGCAGCGGAAGGTGATGACCTCGCGTTCGGCAAGGTCACGCTGACGACCAAGACTGCCCCGGTCAAGACCTACGGTGGCTACACGCAGCTCACCCGCCAGGGCATCGAGCGGTCAACGATGCCGCTCCTCGCCCGCAACCTGGAGGCACTCGGCAAGGCGGCGGGCGCGCGCAAGAAGGCGGTCATGCGCGCCGCGTTCGAGGCGCTCGTCACGGCCCGCGTCGCCCTCGCCGCCAACGCCGGTGTGATCCTCCTCGGGGCAACGCTCGGATCCTCCACGTCGGCGCAGTGGGAAGCCGTCATCCGCAAGGCGGCAATCCGGTACAGCCGGGAGAACACGGCACCGCAGGCTCTCGTCGTCTCGGACTCGGTGTTCGAGAAGCTCCAGGGCTTCACCGTCTCGGGTGACCGCGTGCTGCGCATCGGCGAGGGCAACAGCGCCGGTTCGCTGAACCTCCTCACCATCCGCGGCAACATGGCCGGCCTGCCGGTCTACCTCGACCCCGACAAGTCGGGCGACTCGGCCGTGTTCGTGCACGCGGACGCCATCCGCCAGTACGACAGCGCGCTCGTGTCGCTCCAGGACGAGAACATCATCAACCTCTCCAAGGACTTCTCGGTCTACCGCTACGGAGCGATCGCGCCGGAGATCCCGGCGCTCGTCGTCCCCGTCAAGCTCGCCGCCTCCTGAGCAGCGAGCATCCCCGCTCCCCGCCCCAGCGTCCCCCAGCGCTGGGGCGGGTGAGCACCACCACAACCCAGAAGGATCGTGATGACTCTCCCGACTCCCACCGAACTCGCCGAGGCGCTGCGCACGTATGTCGACGCCGCCGCGGTCGGTCCTGTCGCCGAGTACGTCACCGACTGCGCGAACGAGGCGATCGCGTTCATCGCCCGCATCGCGCCGAACACCACGGACACGCAGGTGGTGGACGGCATCCTCCAGAACGTCGCTGTCGCCAGCCCGCTCGGCGATGACCTGTACCGCCGCGAGGTGCTGGAACTCGGTTCCGAGCTGTACTACCGCCGCCAGGCCCGCAACGGCGTCGTGAGCATCAACGCGCTCGACGGCGCACCGATCCGGATCTCGAATGATCCGTACAAGGCTGCGGAGGGCCGCCTGGCCCGGTTCGTTCCGCTGGGGTTCGCATGAGCACCGTCATCGACCGCCTGCAAGTTTTGCTTGACACCGTTCAGGCCGCAATCACCGCGTCGGACCTCGACCGCAAGACCGACATCACGGTCACGGACGACGGCCGCGAGGTGGCCACCGCCTTCTCGCTCTCAGCAGGCGCCGTGGTCGTGTACCCGCTCCCCGGCGAGGAGTTCCCGGCTCCCCGAGTCTCCCGGCTCACGTGGACGATCGGCGTCGTCGCGGCGGGCGAGACGCCCCGCGATGCGGCCTCTCGCATCCACGACATCAAGGCGGTGCTGCACGCTGCGAAGGTGCTGCGCCCCGAGGACCGTGCCACGCCCACCGACTTTGAACTTCCCGACCAGTCGTCCATCCCCGGCTACGCCATCACACACATCGAGGAGCACCAGCTATGACTCTCATCGGACCCGTCTACCTCGCGCTGGGCGACCCCGGCACGGTGTTCAGCGACGACATCACCGCCATCACCCAGAGCGCACCCGCACCGGTCGTGCTGCCGGGCATCAACCGCGACTTCTCCGACACCCCCAAGCGCGGGCACGCTGTCACGCTCACGGGCGTGCAGCGGGACCTCACCGCGGGCACCCTCTGGCGGTACCTGTGGGACAACTCGGGCGACGAGGACGTGGAGATCCTGTGGTCCTCGCAGGCGGACGGCGATGTCTACTTCCAGGGCATCGTCACCTCGCTCCCCGATCCCTCGGTGGGCGGCGCTGCGAACCAGCACGGCACGTTCGACGTGACCCTCACGCTCGTCTCGCGCCCGACCATCGTCGCCGCACCGGCGTAAGGGCTGGACCATGCGAGTGGAGGTCGACGCGAACCTCGCGCGCGCGCTGACCTCCCTCAGCGCCGCCGAGTCCGGCACTGCTGAGGCCATGCGCGCCAGCGCCGCCGAGAAGATCGGCGCTACCTGGCAGTCGGCGCTCATCGCAGGGTCAACGACCAAGCCCGAACGACGCCTCATCGCAGGCGGCGCTTCGCGGTACACCGAGGTCGGCTTGTCAGAGTTCACACTGTTCGCCGGCATGGGGGGTCCGCTGTCCGGGGGGCTGGGAGCGGGCAACAAGGACTGGGCGGGCGTCGAGTTCGGCATGACGCCCTTCCAGTCCTTCAACACCAAGCGACGCAAGAGAGTCCGCATCGCCGGTTCCGGCCGCGAGATGACCGTCGCCACCCGCATCTGGGTCGGCAAGAACCTCCGCCCCCGCAACCCGAGAGGCTACGTCGCACTTCCCGCAGCTCGCACCCACGGCCCCGATTACGTCGCCGCCTGGGTCTACGGCCTCATCGGCCAATTCGACTCCGTTGACGGCACCGCCCTCGACATCGTGAAGGACTGACCGTGGCAATTCGCATCCGCTTCTTCGCTGACATCGCGGACTGGGTTCGTGGGCTCGGCAAGGGCACCGACGCGCTCACCGACATGGAGACGGGCCTCGAGGATGTCATGCGCGAGGCCATCAAGCTCGGCCGCCAGGCGGGCCTCACGTCCGACCAGATCGCGAACGACTTCTCCAAGGCGTTCGGCGTTCCGCTCGACCGTGCAAAGCGCGCCGTCTCAGAGGTCATCGACGAGACCAAGCGTCTCGACAAGGTGCAGGCGGACGCGGGACGCGAGTCGGGCAAGCTCGGCGACAACCTCAGTGAACTCGGCTCGATCGCACGCGACGTGCTGTCTGGGGACTTCGCGGGCGCAGCGGACTCGGCGCTCGGCTCGCTGTCTGGACTGGCCGCTGCGGCTGGCGTCGGCGGCGCTGTCGGCGGAGCGGTGGCTGATGCGATCTCCGGGCTCGTGTCCAAGCTCGTCGAGTCGTGGGACCCGTTCAACTCGAAGACGCAGCAGGTCAAAGACGACGTGGGTGCGGCGCTGGCGTCTATGGGTGGCGCGTTCGATGAGGCCGCGATCGAGCAGCGTCTCCGTGATGCTGCGAGTGACACGGAGACATGGCGGCAGGCGACGCTCCTGGCGCAGGCCACAGGCATGGGTCTCGCGGACGCCCTCCGGGCCGTCGCGGGCGTCAGTCAGGGTGAGAGCGCTGCAGGGTTCAAGGCGCTGCAGGACGCCATGAACGACTCCGACAGCGCCGCGCAGAACCTCTCGACCAACGGGCTACGCGACCTTGAGCAGAAACTCCAGGGCAACGCTTCGGGCTTCGATGACGCCGCCACTCGCGCTCAGGCACTCAAGGACGCCATCAAGCAGACCGGCGACTCGGTTGACACCGCGAAGGGCAAGACCGACGACTTCGCGCGGTCACTGGCGAACGTGCCGGGCGGCAAGGAAGTCCTGATGAAGCTCAAGATCGACGACTCGGCGGTGCGGAACTACAAGCCACGGACGATCTATATCCCCAGTCAGATCGTGCGGCCCGGACAGGTTGGTTGGGACTGATGACTGTAACGATCACCTACGCGGGCGCGACGACGCCGATCCTGCCGTTCGATGTGGCGCAGTACGAGACCGGACGCCCGGCCGGCACCGTCACACATCAGATCGCGGGACGCGCCGACCCGGATGCGACCCTGGCCCCGGCTGGGCTGCGTACGGGCACGCTCTGGCTGGTGTTCGCCACAGAGGCGGACGCTGCCGACGCCGAGACCCGACATGGCCTCGCCTCCGCGTTCACGCTCACCGACGACGAGACGCCGAGTGTCGGCATGTACTACGTCGTGGCGAACGGCGACATCACCCGCCGCTATGAGGCGCAGCTCGACGACGGTCGTTCGCTCTGGATGATCGGTGTCCCCTTTCAGGAGATCTCGCCATGATCTCCACACACGTGTACCGTGCCTACCTCATCGGCTCACCAGATGTTGAGCTGTCGCTCATCGGCGGGCAGATCACTCTCGACGACACGCAGACGCCGCACGTGCAGGCGACTATCGATGTCGCCTGGCCGGGGCACTGGGAGATCCTGCCTGACGACCCGCCCACGGCCTACGGCGGGCCGGTGTGGGTGGAGGACGGCGACACCCTCGACGCGCTCGACCCGCGCCTGTCGCCCCGCGTGCGGGTGACCACGGACGCCACCTACCCGACCTTCTCGACCTCCCGCTACTTCGATCTCGGCGTCCGTGACCGAGACCCGTCGCAGCGGTCTCGGGTGGTATCAATGGCGCTGGCTTCCGATGAGGCGATCCTGGAGGACCACGCTCCCCTCGCCGACGACGATGCACCGTTCGCCCTCGCATCCTCGCTGCGCGATGTCGTCGAGTACGTGCTCAACGAGGCGATCCCCGGCGCATCCCTGGAGGCTTCCCCCGCGATCGATGCCGACGTGACGCCGTACTGGAGCGTCACGAATCTGATGCCCAACCCGACTGCCCGCAGCATCGTCGGAAACTGGATCAACGGCGGCGCGAACGGCACCCTCGTCCGCGAGACCGGGCTCGTCGGCTCGCCCATATCCGGCGTGACGACGTGCTACCTCTCGTCCTGGAGCGGCAACAGCGGCCTCGGCACGGGCGGCGCCTACGGCCAGACGGCGACCCTGACGCCCTACGTGACCGCCACACCTCACGGCGTGTACACGATCGCGGTATGGGCACGATCGAACGTCGCGAAGTCGGTAGACCTCAAGCTCCAGATCTACGCGAACGACGGGTCCGTCCTGGAGGGCGGTCGACTGTTGCAGACGGTCGCCCTCGCCGCGAACACCTGGACGTTGATTCGCGCGACGACGACACTTCCCGCGAACGCCAGCCGCCTCGGCCCATTCCTGTATGTGAGCAGCGGACAGCAGTGGGCCGCTGGCAACACCCTCCGCACGCTCGGGTGGCTTGTCCACGAGGGCGGCCTAACGGTCCCGTTCTTCGACCAGGGCGGGCCGGATGCCGGCTACACGTACACGGCGTCGGGCGCTCCCAACGAGTCGGCGGCGACCCGCCACCCCGACCCCATCGAGCGCGACCCCGAGGCGCTCATCTGGCGCGCAGGCGTGTCCGCCATCGACTTCCTGCGCCCACTGGTGCAGTCGGCCGGGCTCCGGCTGGTCTGCGACGAGCAGCGGAGCTGGACCCTCCGTGACGAGCACTACACCGCGGACGGGTCGCAGAACATCCGCTACGGCGTCAACCTCATCGATGGCAGCGACCGCATCCGCCGTGACAGCGGGCTGTGGTACGACGGCCGGGTCACCCGCTACCGGTGGACGGACCGCAACGGCATCCGCCAGGAGCGCGACGACGCGTATGCGCTCACAGGCTCACCGACGCGCGTCGATCTCCTCGAACTGGACACCCCGTACCCCGGCCCAGGCCGCTCGGAGTACGCGGTGCGCCGCGCGCAGACGCGCGGTCGTGAGGTCGTCGTTCAGTCCGTCACCGACTGGCGCGCGCACGCAGAGCAGTCGGCGACGTTCATCCTCGACGGCGCACCGACACAGCTCGGCGCGGTGTCCCGCGTCGTCTTCGATCTCGGCCCGGGCAACACCCGGGACGAGATGACGATCACCGCTCGAACCAGCGACACCCCCGAGGGTGCCTGGCTGCTGGGAACCCCCGATGAGTCGTGGCTGGACGGCACGACGCCCGAGACATGGATGGAGGCCGGCTGATGCCTGAGAGCTACACCGGAACCGAGGGAAACGACGCGATCGCGGGTGGCCTCGATGTGATGGACGGCGCTGAGAACTGGGCCGGTACCAACGGCGGGTGGCGGGCGGTCAACAAAACCCGCGACATGATCGCGAACCTCAAGACGTGGGTAACCACGCAGCTCGCGGGCATCAGCCTGTCGTGGGGCTCGATCACCGGCACCCTGTCGTCTCAGGCTGACCTGCAGTCGGCGCTCAACGCGAAGCTCACCAAGTCCTCCGCGCAGTACGCATCCGACCTCAACGCCCGGCTGTCGAAGACCGGTGACACCGTGTTCGGCAACCTCACGACCAGCGGCGGGGCGCACTTCTTCGCCCCCAACGCCGTCGCAGCGGTCTCGGGTTACACGATCGCGTACATCAACGTGGACGGCCGGATCTCCAAGGGAGCCTCGACCGAGCGCGTCAAGAAGTACATCAGCGCCATCGACCCGCTGAGCCTCGGCGACCTGTTCACCGACCTGTACCGGTACCAGATGCGCTCAGGAGACGGCTCCTGGCGCTACGGCGACATCGCAGAGCGCCTTGCCGAGAACCCCGCCACCGAGCCGTTCGTGATCTACGAGACGGCACCGGACGGCGAGGGCGGGTTCATCTCCACCGGACGCCCCGAGTCGGTCGACTTCATCATGCTCCAGGGTGCCCGCATCGCACAGCTTCACGCCATGCTGACCGACGCCCTCGCCCGGATCGACGAATTGGAGCAGCGATGACCGCCATCACCATCGGGCAGACCGTCGACATCGGTCACGGCCGCGGGCGTCTCGCACCGGTACCCGCCGCATCGGTCGCCCGGATCGATGCGCAGCTCGGGCGGCCCGCCGACATCAACAGCGCATGGCGTGACCCGGTGCCGCAACAGAAGATGCGGGATGCGTGGCTCGCATACCAGGCCGGCCGAGGCCCGTGGGCACCGTTCGCTCTCGAACCCGAGGACTCCGTCCACTGCAAGGGCTACGCGGCGGACTCCGACGACTGGTACAACGCCCACGCCGCGGCCGTGTGGCGCGACAACGGGTGGCGGCAGACGGCTCGCTATCCGAACGATCCCAAGAAGGACGAGCCCTGGCACGGCGAGCACTTCCCGCACCTCGACTCCCACCGCAACGACGGCGCACCCGCGTCGGGCGCATCCAAGCCGTTCCCAACCCCAACACCGGAGGAAGACATGTTCACCATCTACCGATGCGGCGGTGCCGTGCTCATCGTGGGCAACGGCGCGGTCCTGCAGCTCGGCGACGCGCTCACGAAGGGGACCGGCGTCGACGGCGCGGAGACCCTGGACGCGTTCGTCAAGGCCGGCGCGAAGGTCGTCGACATCAAAGAGCGCCGCGACTGGGACGTGATCCGCGTCAACGTCATCGCGGGCCAGAGCTGACCTGTGTTCGAGGGATTCGTTATGGCCGCTGCACCCATCGTGGTTGACCCGTTCGACGGGCCGGAAATCGCGATGCTCGCTGTGGCGGTCATCAGCGCGGCAAGCTCGATCGCAGGCGCGATCATCGCGAACCGCGGACGACAGCACGCGCAGGCGGCGCGCGTGCAGGTGGAGAACAACCACAGCACCAACATGCGCGAGGAGGCTGACGAACGCCACGCCGAGAACGTGAAGGCGCTCAAGTGGATCGCGCAGCGCGTCAACTGGCTGACGGACATGGCCATCGGCAACCGGTCACGCATCCGCGACCTCGAAAGCACGCAGCCGCCGACACGCCGGGGCCAGCGCAAGCAGGAGCCTGAGCATCGCGACCCGCCGACAACCGAGCTGCCACTCATCTACTCCGACATCCCCGGCAGGAGCCCGTGGGACGAGTACCCCCGATGAAGGAAAGAGAGACGGACATGAGCAGCACCAACGACCGCACCGCCTTCGGCGACATGCCCACCGAGATCACCCCCAACGTGGTCATCCCCAATTCGCAGGCGCGACGACAGATCGGCATCGTCTTCTACCTGTTGAGCGTGCTGGCCGGCGTCGCGACGCTCGTGTTCGCGTTCTTCCCCGAGCTGTCGTTCGGGACAGACATCCCCGCCCGTGCGATCGCGCTGACGAACGCCGTCATCTCGCTTCTGACGGCCGCGTTCGGCCTCATCGTGACGACCCCGAACGTCCCCAAGAAGGAGGTGCCCGGTGGCAACGCAGGATGAACTCGACGACGCCCGCGTCACCGCCGCGCTAGGTCGGCTCCTCGCCTCGGGCACGCCGTTCGATCAGCTCCCGTTCCTGAGCTCGGCGACGCAGCTCTTCCCCGAGTCGGTGATGGATGCGCTCGATGGCCGCTACCCGGATGCCGCCTCGGTGGCGTCCCTGGAGACGCTCGTCGACGACGGGCGTCTCTCCGAGCCTGCACTAAGCGCCACCATTGCTGGAGCCGTGGAAACGGGAACCGCTGGCCTCGCGCCCACGTTCGAGACGGTGAACCTCGCAGGTCTGCGTCGTTGGGGCGCGGCGCGCGCAGACGCACTCTTCCGCCCCGTCGTCATCACCTGTCTAACCGACTCGATCGGCTGGGGCGTCGGCTCAGATGGTGTGGCGACAGAGACGAGCGGTCCGTACGACCCGGCGCAGCAAGCGCTCTACCGGGCGCAGGCGTGGCCCGTTCAGCTCCGTCGCATGCTTGCGCAACGCATGGGACAGCCGTGGGCTGACGACTTCGTCGGCGTCACGTCGGGATGGTCCCAGGCGACGCGCTCAGGCACGACCAACTCGGCAAGCATCGGCCCCTTCGGTGGCTACACCATCGGCGGCGCGGGCGGGCATGTCCTGGCGGGCACCGCCGCGACGGTGACAATCCCCGCGGCGAACGTGAGGCCTTTCACCGACCTCGACATCTTCTACTGGGGTGCCGACTCGGGCGTATCGAACCAGACCGAGCCGACCGTGTCTGTCGACGGAGTCACGGTCCACACATCCAGCGCGGCGGCGAACCCGGGTGACCTCCTGAAACTGACCCTCACGGGGCTCTCCGACGCGGCGCACGAGGTGATCCTGCGGGGTGTCGCGGGTGGCCGGTCCGTCTACCTGTCGCACGTGGTGACGCGCCGTTCAACCGGGTTCGTGGTGAACCGCGTCGGCCGTCCCGGGGCGAACACGACGGACGCCACAGGCGGATCACAGACAGGCACCAGCAAGACCCGCGTGCTGAAGGCGAACCGCTCGGATGCAGATCTCCTCATCATCAGCCTCGGGGCGAACGACCAGCCGCAGCAGGTCCCACTCGCGACGTTCAGCGCCAACCTGCAGGCGCAGATCGACGTCCAGGTGGCGGCGGGAGGATGCGTGCTCCTGCTCGGGGCGCCACCGCTGGCAGCGCCTTCTGCTGGCATCTCCGAGCAGGCGTATCGCGACGCAATGTCGGACCTCGCCGAAGCGAACACACACGTCGCGTTCGCGGACATCCGATCGGTGTTCGGCACGTATAGCGACGCCTACGCCCTGGGGCTGTACCCGACCAACACGACCGTGCACCCCAGCCGGCGCGGCGCGGGCGTCATCGCGCAGCCCGTGCTGGATCTGCTCATGCTGCCGCGCTACGCGTAGCCCTTGGCCGGGCCGCTCAGGCCTGCGCCGGTTCGGTGTCGAGGGCGCGTTTGCGGACGGCGGGTACGCCTGCGTAGAGGGAGTCGGGTTCGCAGTCGGCGGTCACCACGGCGCCCGATGCGATTACGGTGCCGCTGCCGATCGTCACGCCGGGGAGGATGGTCACGTTCGCGCCGATCCAGCAGCCGTCGCCGATCGTGACGGGTGCGGTGGTCAGCTTCCCGGCGCGCGTTTCCGATGAGCCGATCTCATGCGAGGACGTGCTGACGGTCACGCGCATCGCGAGATAGGCGCGGCGGCCGATCGTGATCCGGGAGTGGGTGGACAGCATGCAGCCGGTGTTGATGAACGCGCCCTCGCCGATGGTGAGGCGGTTGCTTCCGATCCAGACGCCGGGAGAGATCTTGCTCGGCGCGACGTCGGCTCCGTAGGAGCGGAGGAGGCGCCACCGCAACGGCATCGGCGTGAGTGAGGAAGCGACGATGCCGTTCAGATAGATGTTCCGCCAGAGACCCGGCCACCACGTGCGCAGTCGATGCATGGTCGGCACCCTACCGGCTGCCGATTACGGCGCCTGATCCTGCGTGTAACAACGCCTTAGTTAGACTTCGCGACCTCAGCCTCTGCCCACTCACGGGCAGAGGCTGGGTCGCTGAATGTCTCGCCGAACGTGGACCCACCGAGCAGCGTCTCGTGGTCCTGCAGCCAGTCGCAGAGGTCGACGGCGTCCGCCTTGCTCTCAGCGATCGAGTACTCGACGCTCACGTCCACGCACGTGGACATCGGGTCGGCGGGCTCCTGCGCCGCGCACCCGGTGAGGACGAGCACCACCGGTACGAGCAGGAGCAGCTTTCTCATGCCGCGAGCCTAGCCGCCTCCCCCGCCTGCAGCAGGTCTTCACGCTCGACATGCACGTAGATCGCGGTGGTTGCCGGGTAGCGGTGGCCTAGGAAGACCTGCGTGACACGGAGGTTGTTGCCGGTGCCCCGGTAGACGCTCGTGCCCGCCCGATGCCGCAGGGAGTGAGGGTTCGTGCCGAGTTCGCGGCGTGACCAGACACGCAGCGTCTCCGTGGTCACGTGTCCGCCGTTGCGGGATGCGAAGTACCACGGACTGTCGGGATGCTTCGCCTCCAGCGCGTCGAGCACCGTGCGCAGCTCGGGCGACATGTGGACGGTGCGTTGTCGCCCACCCTTGCCGATGATGATGAGCCACTCCTCCTCGCGTTCGCGGCGCTGGAGTTTCGCGATCTCGTGCACTCTGAGGCCACACTCGGCCCCGAGCAGCGTCATCGCACGTACCTCCAGGCGCTTCGACGAGAGGCCGGCATCGATCTGCGCCGGGGAGGCCATGCGCGGCCGTCGCTCGGGAACTGACACTGTACGCAGCGGGGCGGCTGGGTTACCCTCGATTCGGCCAGTCTCCGAGGCCCACCTGTAGAACGATCGCACGGTGGCGGTGACGGCATTGATGGTGCGCGGCGCCCATTCCCGATCGGGTCGCGCGATCCAGGTCTGGAGCTGCGTCGTCGTGGCTTCCAAGAGCTGGATGTCAGCGGTGAGCTGGCCCATGTAGGTAGAGCGCAAGCGGAGCGTGTGCGGGCTCACCCGCCGCACGTCGGACAGGTACGACAGATACTCATCGATGACGTTCATCGGCTACCCCTTCCCGTAGGTAATGGCCCCGACGCTAGGAGCGCCGCTCGACGCGTCGCGACGACCGCCACGCCCAACGTTCCAGAGTCAACCTCGTGCGTGTCGTTCACGCGGCTGCGAGCAGACGCGGACCAGACTGCGCGCGGCGCGGCAACCTGTGATAACGATCTGTAACAGCTTGGATGCCGCCAGGAGTTCCGCCGTCATCAGGCTCTTCTCCGGTCTCCAGCCACTTCACCGGGAAGCCGGTACGCATCGCGAACGCGGCGAGGTCACGCCGTCTCGGTTCGTTGCGTCCGTTGATCCAGGCGGTCACCGTGTTGCGGGACACCTGGAGATATTCGGCCATGTCGCCGACCGCGATTCCCGACACACGGAGAGCGCGGCGCATGCGATCAGCCTTGTCAAAGCTGAGGCGCTTGTCTGAGTCGTGCGAGATGCTCATGTGCACGATTATGGACCTTTGCACGAGTCGGTGCAATCTATCTCAACTGTGAACACGCCGAGTCGTGCATTGCTTGAGTTTCGCACCGAGTCGTGCAATGCTCGACTTCATGCAAGGCACCACCGACCTCATCGGCACCGAAGACGTTGCCGCCATCTTCGGCGTTGACCGCAGCACCGTGACCCGCTGGGTTCAGTCCGGCAAGCTCACGCCGGCTCTCAGCACTCCCGGCATGTACCTCTTCGACCGATCCGTCATCGAGGCTCTCGCCGAGGAGCAGGCGTCATGATCGACGCGCGCGACCAATTGGGCGTCCCGGTCATCACCGACTGCCCTCTGTTCGTCAGGTACGACGGCGTCACCTATGAGGTGGCCGCAGACGCTCTTGTGGTGCGCCTCGGTGACATCACATTCAGCAAGGCGTTCTTCGACGACGCACATTCCTGGTTCCCGCGCTTCACGGTGCCGGTCCTCACGCCAACGTCGTTCGCCTTCACCTCCGTAGTGGGCGCATGAGCGATGAGCGAGCACGTTCACGTCTTTGATCCGGTCAGCGGGTACTGCGTCCGCGGATGCGTCGGATACCGCGAAGACGGACGACTGATCCACAAGGGCGGAGCCATCCTCCGACCCGCACCCGACGAGGCCGAACTGACCCCGTCTCACACGACAGGAGAACAGCATGCCTAAGAAGTCGAAAGGCCGGGTGATCGGTCCGGTCATGGCCGAACGCTCAATGCGGCGCATCGTCTGCGCGTGGTGCGGCGCTCACGGCGTCGGCATCGCACGCGACGGTGCGAACCAGCGGTATTACACGTGCGGTGCGAAGGGGCACGGCAAGCCATGACGACCACTGATCCGGTTGAGTACAACCGCCGCACGCACCTCGGCCTCGGGGCCACCACCATCGACACCGACCGCATCGCACTCAGCAACGAGCTACTCAACCTCGCCGACCAGTTCGCTATCGAGGCCACGCTATGGGCGGATGCCTGCGCATCCGAACTCCAGCGCGACGCGCGGCTCCTGGCCACCATCGGCCGCGGTGTGCTCACCAACGGCGACATCGACAAGGCCGACGCATTCGCGCGCGCAGGACACACCATCATCGGCAACGTACAGGGCACGCGACGGTTCTTCGGAGCGGTCCTCACGGCGCCCTCTGTCAAGCGGCGGGGGA